AACGCCGACCGGATCAGGTCTATGTCGGACGAAGAACTGGCCAGATTCATTAGCAGTCAGATCATTGATCGGAACATCGGTGTTCCTATTGAGGCTTGGCTCGACTGGCTGAAAAAGGAGTATGAAGGATGGCAAGACACTACGTGAGTCCAGCTGCGATCTGCCCGTTCTATAAGATGGAGGAGACCACGAAGGTCTACTGCAAGGGCGTCGAGGAAGGAGCGCTGTCAATCCAGAGCTGGAAGACGGATGCGAAGGCATACAAGGACCGGTACTGCAAGGGAGCCTGGGCCAGATGCCCGGTGGCCAGGATGCTGTTCGACAAAGAATAAAAATTTTCAGAGGTGGGGATTCGGTTTCGAGTCCCCGCTTTTTATACTGTTTGCAGACCGACAGGAGGGCGGCAATCGTGGGCAAGCACAGAGACTGGACAGAGATCGAAAAAGATTACCAGGAGAATGGTCTGAGCTTAAAAGAGCTCGCGGTGAAGTACGACGTCTCCATATCCACGCTGAAGAAAGCGGCCATGAGGCAGGGCTGGGGCAAGGGAAGAGTGGCACCAAAGCGGCGGCAGGCAGCTGACCGGGTGCAGGAAGCCCTCGCAGAAGTGGAGGAAATGGAACCAAATGGAACCGATGAAATGGAACCGGAGCAAATGGAACCAAACGGAACCAAGGTGGTTCCATTATGGCCGGAGAACCAGACGATCCTTCCTGCGGAGGATGGCGCGGAACGGTTTCAGAGAATCGTTGATGAGATGCTGGACCGGGTGGAAGACGCCATCTGTCAGGTGGACACATCGAACGCGGGAGCGGTCAAACTGCTGACAGCAGCGCTGAAGGACCTGAGGAGCCTGAAGGGGCTGGACAAGAGCCCGCTGGATCTTGAGGAACAGAAGGCCAGGATTGAGAAGCTGCGGAGCGAGACGCGCATCGTCGAGGATACGGGCGAGTACGGCGTGATCCTGCTGCCGGAGATCGAGAGGGTGGTTCCACCTGAATAACATCATCTGGGAACCGCAGGAGACGCAGAAAGAGATGCTGCGAAGAGGCGAGGACGAGGTCTTCGTCGGCGGCTCTGCCGGCGGCGGCAAGTCTGAGGTGCTGGTCATCAATCCGCTGAGGCAGGTGCACATCCCGCACTATCGGGCGCTGATCCTGCGTAAGACATACAAAGAGCTTGAGGAGCTGCTGGGCAAGGCCGAGCGGTATTATCCGAGAGCGTTTCCAAGAGCCAGGTTCAACGGCAGCAAGTACGTGTGGACTTTCCCGAGCGGGGCGAAAATCGAGTTCGGGAACATGGAGCACGAGAAAGACAAGTACAAGTACCAGGGCCGCGCGTTCGACACCATCGAGTTCGACGAGCTGACGCACTTTATGTTCAGCGAGTACATCTACATGGGCTCGCGAAACAGGCCGAACGGACCCGGGACCTTCGTTTCCAGAATGAGCTCCGGGAACCCGGGCGGCGTCGGGCACGGATGGGTGAAGGACCGATTCATCACCGCAGCCAAGCCGACAGAACGGATTTGGGAGAAGGTCGAGATCGTCCATCCGGACGGGCACATTGAAGTGCAGTGGCTGAGCCGGGTATTTATTCCGTCGAGCCTGTTTGATAACAAGATCCTGATGAAGAATGACCCGGCATACACCGCCAGGCTGGCGTCAATGCCGGAGAAGGAGCGCAATGCGCTGCTGTACGGCGACTGGGACAGTTTCGCGGGCATGTTCTTTGAGGACTTTCGCACGACGCCGGATCTGCGAATGGCGGCAGCAAAGGGCGTACAGATGAGCGAGAAGCAGCTGCAGCGAGAGCGGCGCTTCGTTCATGTGATCGATCCCTTTGAGATCCCGAACGACTGGAAGATCTTCCGGAGCTTCGACTGGGGCAGCAACAAGCCTTTTTCCGTGGGCTGGTGGGCGATGGATTATGACGGCGTGGCTTATCGCATCCTGGAGATGTACGGATGCACCGATGAGCCGAACACGGGCCTGCACTGGACAGCTGAGCGCGTGGCGCAGGAGATCAGGAAGGTCGAGCAGGAGCACCGCTGGCTGAGGGGAAAGCGGATTCAGGCGGTGGCGGACACGGCTATCTGGATCGAGGACGGAGGCCCGAGCATTGCCGAGCGCATGATGAGCCAGGGCGTGTATTTCCAGAAGGCGGACAAGCAGAGGCTGCCGGGCTGGGATCAGGTGCACTCAAGGCTCGCGTTCGACGACAACGGATTCCCGATGATGTACGTCTTTTCCAACTGCAAGGCGTTCATCCGGACGATCCCGACGCTGCAGTATGACGACGTCAAGGTGGAAGATCTGGACACAGAGGGCGAGGACCATGTGGCGGACGAGGTGCGGTATTTCTGCATGATGCGGCCGATCAAGCCGAGGAAGGCAACGCCGCCGAGCGAATACTACAAGAGCCCGCTGAAGATCTTCCTGGATATAGACGAAGAAGATCTGATGCCAGCGGCCGTGAGGCCGAGAATGGAGATCATCAATGCCAAGAAATGAGTATGGAGACATGGCGGTGGCGCAGAGCCTGGATATGAGCGCGGTGCCGGATGCCGGAGAGATCGCGCCGTTTCAGCGCCAGCCGATCAGCAAGGCGGAAATCGCAGAGGCGTACCAGACGCTGATGGAGTATCGGCAGGGCAAGGCAAGCCTTGAGCAGCGCCTGATCGATAACCAGAAGTGGTACACCCTGCGGCACTGGGAATATCTCAGGCAGCAGGAGAAGAAGAACGGGAAGAAGCAGGTGGAACCGACGAGTGCGTGGCTCTTTAACAGCATCGCCAACCGGCACGCCAGTGCGATGGACAACTTCCCGTCCGCAAATATCCTGGCGAGAGAGGCGGGAGACAAAGACGAAGCGCAGATTCTTTCTTCCGTCATCCCTGTGATTCTGGACCGATGCAACTTTGAGCAGACCTATTCCAACATCATCGACGACAAATGCGAAAGCGGCACGGGCGTGTACGGGATCTTCTGGGATGCGGGACTGGACCACGGCCTGGGCGGAATTTCCGTCAAGTGTGTGGACCTGCTCAACCTGTTCTGGGAGCCCGGCATCACGGAGCTGCAGGATTCCAGCGATCTGTTCTTCGTTTCAGCGGAGGACAACGAAAAGCTGGAAGACGCGTATCCGCAGCTGAAAAATAAGCTCTCCGGGCTGACGCTGCAGCTGCCGAAGTATACCTTCGACGAGACTATCGACACGGGGACAAAGTCAACGGTGGTCGACTGGTACTACAAGAAGCAGGTGAACGGCAAGACAATCGTACACTACTGCAAGTTCGTAGCTGGTCAGGACGAGCCGCTCTTCGCATCGGAGAATGACGAACTGTATGCAGAACGCGGCTGGTACGATCACGGGCTGTATCCCTTCGTGGTGGACCGCGGGTACCGCTGCAAAGGCACCATCGCAGGATTTGGTTATGTGGACATCGCCAAGAGTGCTCAGGAGTACATCGACCGCGGCGATCAGGCGATGCTGCAGAACATGCTCTTCAACGCGAGACCCCGTCACTTCATCCGGAATGACGGTGCGGTTAAGGAAGAGGAATATGCCGACGTCACGAAGGACTTCATCCACGTAGACGGGGCCCTGGGGCAGGACAGCATCATGCCTGTAACGCCGAACCCGATGAACGCGATGTATGAGACGATCATCGCGAACAAGATCACTGAGCTCAAGGAGACCACGGGCAACCGCGATGTCACGACCGGCGGCACATCTGGCGGTGCGACGGCGGCGTCTGCCATTGCGGCGATGCAGGAAGCAGGCAGCAGACTTGACCGTGACATGAACAAGGGCAGCTATCGCGCATTCCGGGAAGTCGTGTACCAGGTGATTGAGCTGATCCGGCAGTTCTACGACGTGCCGAGATGGTACAGGATCCTCGGCGACCGGGGCATGGAACAGTTTATCCAGTTTTCCAACAAGAACCTGATGCCGCAGCCGCAGGGCACGCTTGTAAACGGCGTCCCGATGGAGGCGGGCATCGAGGTCGGATACCGGATCCCGGAGTTTGACATCGAGGTTACGGCGGAGAAACAGAGCCCGTACAGCAAGGTGGCGCAGAATGAGCTGGCGCTGCAGCTGTACAGCGCGGGATTCTTCGCACCGAACAACGCCGACGCGGCGCTGGCGTGCCTGGATATGATGGACTTTGACCGCAAGGAATTTGTCATGGAGAAGGTCCAGCAGAACGGGACACTGCTGCAGATGCTTCAGGCGACACAACAGCTTGCCGTGCAGATGATGGCGCAGACGAATCCGGAAGCCGCAGCGATGATGCAGCAGCAGTTCGCGGCGCTCACGGCGCAAAGCCTGCCGGGCGATCCGGAAGCAGGCCGGACAGCGGCACAGAATCTTGAAGCGTTGGGTGCAGGCGGAGGCGAGAGCCCGATCACAGCGAAGGCACGGCAGAGAGTCGCAGACTCCACGAATCCGGGGTGATGCGATGGTATCAGCAAGTGTGAAGGTGCTCCGGGACGAGGGCGTCATCG